CAGTGTGGTAAGGATGTTCGTTATTGTATGGAGGTAGATATCAAAGGACCGTCTAGAATGGTCTATAGGCCGGACAATCCACGACCTTGCGGTGCTAAGTTGTGGATTGAAACTGATAGTGATGTGGAAATGATTGGTGAGGAATGAATGAGTGAATATTTGCTATGTGAAAAATACCGTCCTCATAAAGTTGAGGACGCAATCCTGCCTCACCGTCTAAAGAAGGTGTTTCAGGATTATGTGGCACAAGGTGATATACCTAATCTAATGCTAACTGGTCCTGCTGGTTGCGGCAAGACCACTATTGCCAAGGCTATGTGTGAGGAACTTGGTTTAAACCATTTGTTCATCAATAGTTCCGATGAACGTGGTATTGATACACTACGAACCAAGATCAAAGGATATGCCTCTACTATCTCTCTTACAGGTGGACGTAAGGTCATCATTCTAGATGAGGCTGACTATCTTACACCAGAGGCACAGGCGGGCCTGCGTGGCGCTATAGAGGAGTTTAGTGAGAACTGCTCCTTTATCTTCACCTGTAACTTTAAAGCAAGGTTGATTGAAGCACTACATTCTCGGTGTGCCGTTGTTGACTTCTCCTTGAAAGGTGATGAAAAGTCCAAGATGGCCTTGGAGATGTTTAAGAGACTGAAAACAATATTAGTAACAGAAGGAATTGAATACGATGCTGAAGTATTGGGAAAAATTGTTGCAAGATATTTCCCAGATTACAGAAGAACTCTTAACGAATTACAACGTTATTCTTCTGGCGGATCTATTGATGCTGGTGTTCTTGCTCAGGTTGACAATGTAAGAAAACTGAATGACCTTATCAAAGCACTAAAGGAGAAAGATTTCACCACCATGCGTAAGTGGGTTGTCTCCAATTCTGATGTGGATCCTGCTCGTATCTTCCGTGATATCTATGATGGTCTTAACGAATATCTAAAACCAGAAACGATACCTGTTGCTGTTGTTACTATTGCTAAGTATCAGTATCAAGATGCCTTTGTTGCTGACCATGAAATCAATTTGGTTGCTTGTTTGACCGAATTGATGGTGGAGACCGAAATAAAGTGAGTGACCTATTCAAAGACATCATACCTTCAATCCTTCAGAATAAGAACAATGTTCTGGAGGATGAGAAGGATTATAACGCATATATTGTTAACCGTGCCCTATCGTTTCATTATGACTGTATATTACAAGCAAATGAAATGAATAGATTTCCTTCTTTAGCAGGAAACCTTCAATACCACTATTTGCTAAATAGTATCCGTGGATATAAACGTCCATTTAGACCATGGCAGAAACGTGAGACCATTGAAGACCTGGAAATCGTAAAAGAGTATTTTGGTTACTCAAACGAAAAGGCCAAAGAAGCACTGGTTTTACTGAATGACGCCTATATGGAAGATATAAAAAAGAAACTACATAAAGGTGGAACAAATGACAGTAAACCTAGACGACTTCGTGGAGGTAAAACTACCTGACCCACAAGCCTTTCTAAAAGTGAAAGAAACCTTGACTCGTATAGGTGTAGCATCCAAAAAGGATAAAACACTCTATCAATCGTGTCATATTTTACATAAACAGGGCCATTATTATTTGGTTCATTTTAAAGAAATGTTCATGTTAGACGGTAAACCTACTGATTTCTCCGAGGAGGATAGAGGTCGCCGTAATACTATTGCCAATCTTTTGGCAGAATGGGGTCTTGTAAATCTTGTTGATAAGAACAAGAGTAATGATCCACTTACACCTCTAAATAGAATTAAAATTATATCATATGGTGAAAAGAATGAATGGAATTTGGTCGCTAAATATTCTCTAGGTAAGAAGAGATATCCAGACCAAGAATAAAACTGGAGTATATTATGACACAATTGAAAATATTTAAGACTAATCCTAATAATACTATTCCCAGAAAACAAACTTCTGGATCATCTTGCTTTGATTTAACATTTCAAAGTAACGGTAAAAGTAAATATACGGGTTTCACTCGTATGAATAAACCTTTCTCCAGACAGTTAAACGGACAGATTGTAATGTCTCCTGGTGATCGTGTTATGGTACCTACTGGTGTTATCATGGATATTCCAGAAGGTCACTCCGTGCGCGTCCACGCCCGCTCAGGACTATCTCTAAAGCAAGGTCTTGTCCTTGCTAATGCCGAAGGTGTTATTGATTCCGATTATGTTGAGGAAGTCATGGTGCTTCTACATAACATTTCTGAAAACTCTTTAACTATTTCCTCTGGTGATCGTATTGCCCAGGCGGAACTTATCAAGGATGCCGAATATACAGTAGAAGAATCCGCTATTCGTCCTGGTGTTAAAACAACCAGAGTAGGTGGAATGGGTTCTACCGGTATCAAAACAATAGGTGAAACTATTACAATAACCGTAGCAGATCCACCGCCAACATTACTAACACAAACTGTTGAGAAAAAAGGCAGAGGGAGACCTAAGAAGAATGTTTCCGCTTCATAGAATATTGGACCCAAGATTATGTGGTGCTTTAACACAAGGTATGGGATTAAACACATCAGTATTCGCTAATAGTATATTAGCTGCTGTGATGGGTGATCCTGATAACCATGGAGGCGGAGGTGCCGCGGGTGCTTTATCTGCGGCCGCTGGTCTTAGTGGTTTAAATGGACTTAGTGGTCTGAGTATGTTAGGTCAATTAACAGGTATTGGTGATCTTAGTGCATTAGGTAATTTGAGTGGTTTAGAAGGTCTAAGTTCATTAACTAATCTATCAGGATTTAGTGGTTTCAATAACATATTACAAAATGTAGGAACCAATATTCCAGGTTTAATGACATCTATGAATGGCATTGGTATGTCTATGGGATCAATAGGTGATGTTGCAGGAATAACTTCTACCCTATCAAGTATTAGTGGAGTGTCTGCTGAATCATTAATAAGTAGCGGGTTCAGTGGACTTAGTAGTATGTCAGGACTAAGTGGTATTGCTAATATAGGTAATTTGGGTAATTATATGAATATGGCACAAGGTATAGCAGGTCTTGGTGGTAGTTTAAGTAGCATGGCAAATGCTATGAATGTTGGTGCTGGTGCCATAGCAGGTGCTTTAGGTGGTAGTAGTGGGTTACCAGGAGCACTTTTATCATTATCAAATTCAAATGTTTTTATTCAAGGTATTCCTGCTATTGCTGCAATTAAAGATTTAGGTCAAACCGATATTATAGGAATTATTGCACATGTAACAGGACTTCCAATACCAGCAACAGGAGCACCTAATGTATTTTTAGGTATGGGTAATGGGGCCGCTGCCTTAGGTAACATTTTAAGTGGTTCAGGTGCTTTACAGATAGGAGAATTGGTTTCTATTGGATCACAAATAGTAGGACAGGTTTCAAACTTTATTGGAACCGGAGGGTCAGGGGCTGTTTTACAATTGAGTAATTTACAAGGATCGCCTATTTCATCTGGGTCAACAATTACAGGACAAAATACAGGATATAATTTTAGTATATCTTCTTATTATGATTCCAGAGTTTTAACCGGTGAGGTAACATCACCTTAAAGATTTTTCTTGACAAGTGACATAAGTTTACTATATAATACTAGAATGATGGGCAGGAGTCCTTCATTCCCAATTTCTCGCTAACTATAGGAGAATACAAATGACTAAAGAAACACTATTTTTCGATCCTTTTTCTTTTACAACTGGAAATCTTCCGAAGACCATTATCGGTTTCGACCAAGTATTACAGCGTCTAAAGGAAGCAAGTGAATATGCACCAAAGATCCCATCATACCCTCCATATAATATCAAGAAGGTTGACGATGAACATTTTGTTATCGAAATCGCCCTTGCTGGTTTTGGAAAACAGAACCTTGATATTGAATTGAAGGATGATACCTTGACGATCTCTGGTAATGTTGATAATGAGGACAAAGATTATATCTTCCAAGGTATTGCCAACCGTGCCTTCACCCGAAAGTTTACTCTTGCTGATACAGTAGTAGTAAAGAACGCGGAGATGGCCAATGGACTTCTTAAAATCTTTCTTGAACGCTTTATTCCGGAAGAAAAGAAGGCGAAGAAAATCGACATCTTGGATCCGTTCGGTGTCCAGGAAACGACCAAGCAACTCCTCACGGAAGGCACAAAGGCGTGGACTCAGGGACTACAGAAAATCACTGATACAATGACACCTAAATAAGTGTAACATGGACGGGGCCTCTGTTATCAAGCCCCGTTCTTCATTATGAGGTTATTATGAAGCTAGTGATTGAAAAGCCTGTTACAGTAATCACACCCACTGTTGGTTCTTCTAAACTAAAAAATGCTATTGAGTCAGTAGCAAATCAAACCTACAAGTGTAAGCATTTAATTGTATGTGATGGACCAGAATATTTTGATAAAGTCTATCCTCTTGCTGTTGGTGGTGCTATTCAATTTTGTGTAACACCGGAAAATACAGGTGGCCACGGGTTCAACGGTCAGCGTATCTATGCCTCTTATCCTCACTTAGTCAATTCAGATTATATTCTATTTCTTGATGAAGATAACTGGTATGAACCAGATCATGTTGCTAATCTAGTGGAAACCATTGAGAGAGGCGGACTAGACTTTGCCTATTCTCTTCGTAAAATCTTTGATGTGAATAAGAACTATCTTATTGATGATAATTGTGAATCACTTGGTAAATGGCCAATCTTCTTTACACACGATAATCCACAATTCCTAATAGATACATCTTCATATTGCTTTACTAAAAAGTTTATTCAAAAGACCTGCCATCTATGGCACTCAGGAGCATGGGGTGAAGATCGTCGTTATTATTATGCGGTCAAAGATCATGCTAAGTATAATACAAGTGGTAAGCATACATTGTGCTATCGCCTTGAAGGTAATCCAAATTCGGTAACAGAAGATTTCTTTAAACAAGGTAATCAAATTCAACAGCAACACTATAAAGGTAATTTTCCATGGCAGATGTAATCATTGGTGTAGTAGATAATTATGGTTGGGACCAGATCAAGTATTGGGCCAATTCTATTGAGCAGTCTGGGTTTGATGGACATAAAGCATTGCTTGTTTATAACATGGATGCTAATACTGTTCGTAAACTAACAGATAAGGGATTTATGACTGTTGGTTGTTCCGCCTTTGATGAAGAAAAAGGTTTCGTTTATCAAAATAATGGAAATATTATGGTTGATCGTTTCTTCCATATCTATAACTTTCTAAAGATGATTCAAGATCCGGAAGGTGTTGATCGTGTTATTATCACAGATGTTAGAGATGTAATATTTCAGTTAAATCCAACCAATTGGTTGAATACAGAAAATTCTCATGGTTTTGACTTACTTGTTGGTTCGGAGAATCTTAGGTTTAAAGATGAACCTTGGAATGTGAATAATGTTACACAGTCATTTGGTGACTATTTCACAGAATTGCTAAAGGATGAAGAAATCTATTGTGCTGGTGTCATTGCTGGTGAATTAGAATCTATTAAAGACCTATGTCTCAATATATGGTTGGTTTGTAGAGGTCTTAACCCATTTGTTCCAGGTGGTGGAGGACCAGATCAGGCTGCTCTGAATATTCTTCTACATAATGATGCTTATAAAGTGATAACTAATTTTAGTCATCCTCTTGATGGTTGGGTTTTACATTCAGGAACAACCTGGCCGGCAGTTCAGGCAGGTTCTGGAGGAATAGGTCAGGCCTATTTACAAGACAAGAGTTTTGATGTAAAATCCAAATATGTTCTTCCTATAGAATTTATATTTAGGGAAAATCATGCTGATGGAAATTGGAATGTAGAGACGGTTGACCCGCGAGGAAATTCTAAAATAGTTTGTATAGTTCATCAATGGGATCGTGTACCAGAATGGAAAAAATATTTTGAAGAAAGATTTGGAGAATAATCATGGCAGTGGAATTTAAAGAAGAAGATTTTCTAACGGTAGAAGAAAAGAAAGGCCGAGGTCTTTGGCCAACTGAACATAATTCTGTAAAAGGATTGTGGCCATATGTTAAGAGACTTGGTGAAAACCTGGTTGGTATTGAGATTGGTACCAGTTGTGCTGAAAGCACCCATCTATGGTTAGATAAATGTCCTAATATCAAAAAACTCTATACAATTGATCCATATACTCAGTTTGATGATTGGGTTGGAACTATTACACAGGAAGTTCTAGAAAGACAGAGAAACATTGCTATTGATAACCTTAAACAGTTTGGTAAGAAAGTAGAAATGCTTCGCACGACCTCTGATGAGGCTGCTAAAAAGTTTAAACCAGAATCCATTGACTTTATCTTTATTGATGGTGACCATTCGTATGAGGGTGTATTAAAAGATTGTAAGACATACTATCCTTTTCTTAAAAAAGATGGTTTCTTTTGTGGCCACGATTATGGATTTCTACCAGATGTTAAGCGGGGTGTTGATGAGTTTAGGAAAGAGTTTGCTATTAAAGAACCACTAAACCCAACTCTTAACACCTCCTTCTTCTGGTATAAGAAATGATCTTAGACTTATCGGTATTTCATCCCGTTACCGTCAAAAATGTTAAAAGATTATCACAAGGTTGGGGTATTCCTACTCCAACCCGTGATGATGACCTTCTAAATCGTATTTGTGATTATTTTGAATCTAGAATGAAAGAAGAAAGTGTTTATAGTGATTGTCGTATTTGGGATAACAATGTTCAACGACATAAGAATGTGGTTAGTGATCTTAAAGAAAGAGACCTGAGAGAGTTACATAATACCTTTCGTAATATATTCTCATCACCTCTAACACACGGAACAGGTGCTGGTGACAAATATTATAATACACTAGTCAAGAATGAACTTTATAGATATGGTGTAGTTTGTTTGATCTTTGATAAGTTGTTGTCTATTATGGAATCAACAGGGTTACATAGAACATTCAATCAAGAGGAATATTTTTATGTTCCTCAATACTACGATATTCATATTAATACACATCCTGATGTTTTCTTGGAAAGACTACAAGAACGATATGGAGACCTTACAGCACCAAAGTATTCTGGAGGCCAGTTTGGTTTGGTAACTAAGTATGGTCTTTATTCTGAAAGAGATTTCATTTCTCTTGGCCTTGCTTTAATGATTGCCGACAAGTATAAAGATCGTAGCATATCAATATGTGACATTGGAGGTGGTATTGGCCATCTTGCTTACTATCTACATAAGTTAGGTTTTAAGAATATCTCTATTGTTGATCTACCTACTATTTCAGTTTCACAAATGTATTTCCTAGAAACAAACTTGGGTAAGAATGATATCAAACTACTATCACCTTTACATTTTGATGGTAAGTATGATCTTGTATTAAATGTTGATAGTCTTATTGAAATGAATATAGAAACCGCCAAAGACTATATCAAGTTTATTAAAGCAAATGCTGGATATTTTATTTCAGTTAACTCTGAAACAGATGAACCAGGATTCTTTAAGGTTTCTGATATATGTGATATGAAAAGAGTTAGTAGAAACCTTTTCTGGTTTAGAAGAGGATATGTGATTGAGGAATACAAATGAACCTATTGAAACTTGGATTCACCGATACAGTATCAGGCATTGCTGACTTCTTTGTTAGTGTCCTGTCTAAAAAATATGATATTATCCGCAATGACCTATCACCAGACTATCTAATCTTTGGTGATAGAAACTTTGGTAATCATAATCTAGACTTTAATAATAAGAACAATGTAAAGATTTTCTATACAGGTGAGAACCAGAGGCCGTGGGATTATCAGTGTCATTATGCTATCTCATTTGATCATATTGATGATGAACAGCATTATAGATTACCATTATATGTGATCTATGACCGTGAACATGACCTTTATAAGGATAAAGTTAGAGAAGTTTCTGATCTTGTAGATAAAAAGAAGTTCTGTTCTTTTGTTGTCCGAAATGGTGCTTGTAAAAAAAGAAATGATTGGTATCATAAACTCCATGAGTATAAAAAGGTTACTGCTGGTGGATCTCTATTCAACAATATAGGTGGTTCTATCGGTAACACCGTAAAAGAAAAGGTTCAGTTTCTAAACAAGTTTAAGTTTAACCTTTGCTTTGAGAACTCTTCTTATCCTGGATACGCTACAGAGAAACTATTTGAGGCCCTTTGTTCAAAAACTATTCCAATTTATTGGGGTAGTCCAACAGTAGAGGTTGATTTCAATCCTAAGGCCTTTCTTAACTGGCATGATTATAAGAATGATAGAGATTTCTTTGATGCTATTGTTGAACTTGATAACAATCCAAAAAAGTATGAAGAAATGTATATGGAGCCTATGTTCCTAGATAATAGACCCAACAAGTTTATGAATGATGAACTATTCTTAAATTGGTTTGATAATAATGTGTATAAAGGAGTGATCAATGGGTAATAGAGCATTAATCATTACACCTACTGGTTGCCCTATCATGGAACATGAAGATTATGAAAAGGGCAAGCACTGGCGTATGGCACACGCAGAACGGACATATGATACCTGTGTTGTGGTTTTTAAGGATGATTTTGTTCCTGAACCTGGTACATATGATATGCTTATCCGTAAGAAGGGTTATAAATATAAGTTAATTCCACAAATTGCCAATATGATTAAATGGGAAAACTATGATTACATTGGATGTTGGGATGATGATTATGCCACTGATATTAAGTCTGTTAACCGTTCTTTACAGTTGGCCAGAGAATATGATTTCCGGTTCTTTCAACAGGCAGTAACATCGTTCAATACCTTTCCTTGTCTAAGACATAATCCAGAATATCTCTTTACAGAAACAAACTTTGTGGAATCGGGTATTGTGTTTTTTAGAAATGATATTTTTAGAAAACTACTTGCTTTCCTGAACGAATACGAGTATAATGAATCTGAATGGGGAATAGACAAGATCCTTTCTTATCTATTTCAAGGAACGGCTCATGTTGTTCATGAGGTAACGGCAAGACATATGAGAGAAGATGAAAGTTGGTATGATAAGGCCAATGCCTTTAAGGAAATGGATTATCTTATGAAAGATTTTTTCCCCAAGTATATGATGAAAGAATATGGAATAGAGTATAAATATACGGACATTCAACAAGAATATCGTGCTTATAAAAGAGCATAAATGAACCAGTGAGGATATAATGACTAAGCGAGTATTACTAACCGGCGGCGCCGGTTTTATCGGCCATCATATAATAGATATGATTCTAACACAGACTGATTGGGAGATTGTTTCTCTTGATCGTCTAGATTATTCTGGTAATCTCAATAGACTTCATAGTGTTGTTAGTAGGTTTCCAAAAGAAACTCAGAAAAGAGTTAAGATTGTTTGGCATGATCTTAAAGCACCTATCACGGATCTTTCAGCAAACTTTATCGGTGATATCAATATCATTCTCCACCTAGCAGCATCTTCACATGTTGACCGTTCTATTAGTCACCCAATGGAATTTGTTATGGACAATACTGTTGGAACAATTAATGTCCTGGACTTTGCTAGAACACAGAAGAATCTGGAGAGAATGATTTATTTTTCTACAGATGAAATATTTGGTGTAGCACCTAATGGTGTGGCATATCATGAAAGAGATCGTTATAACTCTACCAATCCTTATTCAGCATCTAAGGCTGCTGGTGAGGAGTTCTGTGTAGCATATGAAAACACCTATAAACTTCCTATCTTTATTACACATACTATGAATGTTTTTGGTCAGCGCCAGCATCCAGAGAAGTATATTCCTATGTGTATAAGAAAGGTGAGAGATCAAGAGACAATCTATATCCACTCCGATAGCACCAAAACGATTCCAGGTTCGCGTTTCTATATTCATGGTGCCGATGTTGCTGATGCCATGTTGTTTCTTCTAACATTGAATGAAGAACAAATAAAGAAGGTCTATGAACCTGATTGGGGTGGTGCTAAGTGTCCTAAGTTTAATGTGGTTGGTAAAGAAGAAATAGACAACCTAACATTGGCAAAGTATATTGCTGATGCTCAAGGTAAACCTTTACCATATGAAATGGTAGACTTTCACACATCACGGCCTGGTCACGACCTTCGTTATGCTCTAAGTGGTGAATATATGAAAAGTTTAGGATGGGAGCCAAAACATACTTTACAAGAAAGAATTAAGGAAGTTGTTGATTGGTCTCTTGCTAACCCAGAATGGATTAATCTATGAAAGACTGTGTAGAACTTAAAGAATGTATTGCTTGTGGTAACAGTGATCTGGTTCCTGTTTTGGATCTAGGTTATCAACCACTGGCCAATTCTTATAAAAAAAATGTTTTGGATCCTGAACCACAATTTCCATTGGCTATAAACCGTTGCGAACATTGTTATCATGTCCAGTTAACTCATAAGGTTAATCCAGAACTTATGTTTAAAGATTATGCTTATGTTTCTGGTACATCCAAAACACAGTTAGAATACTTTGATTGGTTTACAGAATACATTACAGAAAAACTTGAATTTACACCCAAGACCGTCCTTGATATTGGTTGTAATGATGGTTCTTTTCTTAATGCTTGGGGTGGAACCGGTGCTAAGACATATGGTGTAGATCCTGCTGAAAACCTTTACCCTATTTCTTCCAAGAACCATAAGGTAAATTGTGGTTTCTTTACAGGTGAGGAGTTCGGTGATATTAAGTTTGATGTTATCACCTGTATGAATGCCTTTGCTCATAATGATAATCAATTGGAACTATTGAAGAATGCCAAAGAAAGGTTATCCGATAATGGGCTGATGTTTGCCACAACTTCACAAGCAAACATGATACTTAATGGTGAGTTTGATACAATTTACCATGAACATCTTTCATTTTATAACATCAAGTCGGCCAAAGCATTATGTGATAGAGCTGGACTTAACCTTATAGATGTCTATAAACATCCTATTCATGGAACTAGTTATATATTTGTTATATCAAAGAATCAATTAACATCTTATGATTTTGATTTAATGTATGAAGAAGAAAAGTTATCAGGATTGTATCAACCTGAAACATATGATGTTTATACAAAAGAATGTTATATGGTGGCAAAAAAGTTTAAAAACATCATTCAACATTATAGAGATAAAATGATTCCTGTTGTTGGTTATGGTGCTCCTGCTAAAGGTAATACTCTGATGAACTTTGCTAAAGAAAGACCTTCTTTTACAATTGAGGATAATCCATTAAAACAAGAACTATTTACACCAGGTATTGGATGTCCTATTAAAAGTCCAGAATACTTAAATGATGTATATTCTGATAAAGATACAATTTGTTTTATTCCTTTAGCTTGGAATTTCTATGATGAAATCGTTTCAAAGATTAAAACCATGAGGCCAGGAAAGAAAGATATCTTTATCAGATACTTTCCTATATTTGAGGTGAATTAAATGAAAGTATCTGTGATTGGTGCCGGCGGGCATGTAGGATTTCCATTTGCCTGTGTTATCGCTGAAGCAGGACATAATGTATATGGTATTGATATCAACCAAGAAGTTGTGGACAATCTAAACTTTGGACATGTACCTTATAAAGAAGAAGGTGCTGAACCTATTCTAGCAAAAAACATTGCACAAGAAAGGTTACTATTTTCTACCGACTTTGATTTCATCAAGGACTCCGATGTGGTTGCTATTATGATTGGTACGCCAGTTGATGGAGAAGGTAATGCCCGTCTTGATGATCTTTTTAATTTTATTGATGATACTCTTATTCCTAGGATGAAAAAACACCAGTTGATTGTTTTAAGATCAACTGTAGCACCTGGTACACTTGAAGTTCTTCGTAAGCATATTCAAAAGAACCACGGTTGGGTTGAGGGTATTGATTACTTCCTTGTATTCTGTCCTGAGAGAGTGGTACAAGGTAAGTCTATTACTGAAACAACAAAACTACCACAGATTGTTGGTGCCTTTAATGATATTTCATACAAGGTTGCTAAAGACTTCTTCAAGACCTTTATCAATAACCAACTCTTTCAATTAACTCCTAAAGAGGCTGAACTAGGCAAACTAATGACTAACATGTATCGTTATGTTACTTTTGCTTTTGCCAATGAGATGTGGATGATTGGAGAAAAACATGGAGTGAACATTGACAAAGTTATTGATGCATGTAATTATGATTATCCACGAATGGATGTGCCTCATCCAGGACCTAATGTTGGAGGTCCTTGCCTATTCAAAGACGGTCGTTTCTTGCTTTCTGACATTCCCTTTGGCGATCTTATTAACACTAGTTTTCTTATTAATGAAGGCATGCCAGATTATCTGTTTAATCGCATTAAAGATATCAATCCGAACATCGACAAGGTACTTATTCTAGGTGCTACATTCAAGAAAGACTGTGATGATACTCGCAACAGTCTTTCATATAAGATGGTTAAGGTATGTAAGAAGCATGGTGTGAAATCTGATATGTGGGATCCATTTGTTGAGGGAAATACATGTATGCTACCTCAAGAAGCCGATGCAGTTATTGTAATGACTCCACACACAGGTATGGAACTTATATGGCCTCTTAGTTGGTTTAGAAAAGATTGTATTGTTGCCGACCTCTGGAAGATGTATCCAGAAAGTAAACTAAGTAAGACGGGCATTTATAAAATTGGAGATGTGAAATGAAAATATTAGTATGTGGTTCTGAGGGTTCGTTGATGCAGGCAGTTATTCCAAAACTGCTTCGTGATAATCATGCCGTATATGGTGCAGATAATCTTTGCCGATATGGTGCCCGCCTCGGTATTGCTGGTGAAGGTTATGAGTTTCGCAAAGTGGACTTGACAGACCGCCCATCAGTAAATGCTCTTGTTAAATCATTACAACCAGACCTAATCATCCAAGCTGCTGCCAGAATATACGGAGTCGGTGGTTTCAATAAGTATTGTGCTGATATTCTTGGTGAAGATTTAGCACTACATAATAATGTCCTCAAGGCCGCAGTTGACCACGGCGTCTCCAAAGTTGTTTATACATCGTCCTCTATGGTGTATGAGAACTGCCAAGGTAAAGTAAAAGAAGATGATGTTGATAAGGTAATCGCTCCTTACACCGAGTATGGTCTATCAAAGTATGTTGGTGAAAAGATGTCTATTGCCTTTAAGAAGCAATATGGTGTTGATTACACCATTTGGCGTCCATTCAATGTTCTGACTCCATATGAGAAGGCCGAAGGTCAGCAAGGTATCTCCCATGTCTTTGCCGACTTTATGCATCAGATTGTCATTAAGCGGTCAAATGTTATTCCGATTCTCGGTGATGGAGAACAGATCCGTTGCTTCACATGGATTGATGAAGTGGCCGAGGCTATTGCTACATATTCATTTAATCCAAAAACAAATGGTCAGGCATTTAACCTTGGTAATGATGAACCAATTACAATGAAAGACCTCGCACGAAGAATCCGTGCCATTGCTATTACCGAGTTTGGACTTGATTTTGATTATGCAATGACATTTGATCAAAAACCAGCATATGTAAATGATGTTCGTTACCGTGTTCCAAATGTTACGAAGGCATTGGATATCCTCGGTTGGGAAGCAAAAATGAAAGTTAATGATAGCCTTCGTCTTTGTATTAGGGATGCTTTAAAAATATGAAAAGATTTGTAGTCACTGGTTGTAACGGTTATATTGGCAGTCATATGTGCTATGAACTAAAGAAGGTATATCCCGATTGTTGGATACATGGAGTAGATAAAGTTGATAAGAAACATCTTAGGCATTTGTATGATATTTTTAGTCATATTGACATGGCTATGGATTCGATTAATATTACTCCGTTCGAGAGAAAACCAATCGACGCTATCTTCCACTTCGCTGCATATATCTCGGTTGAAGAAGGAGAACTGCGACCATGGGACTACTATCATAACAATGTTTGCGGAACCTTGCGACTACTCAAAGAAGCACGTTCCTATAGAGTAAGAAACTTTATCTTTTCATCGACTGCTGCGGTGTATGGTGAGTCCAAAAGTCAAATGTTTGGTCATTTGTTGGAATCACAACCAATGAATCCTATTTCCGTTTATGGTAAGTCCAAGGCCATATGTGAAACCATCCTTGAAGGTGTGCAGGATATGAATGTGGCACGCCTAAGGTATTTCAATGCCTGTGGTAGAAATGTAGAGGCCAACCTCTATGAAGAACACGACCCAGAAACTCATCTGATTCCACTATTAGCACGAAACAAAACTGCCACAATTTATGGTAATGATTGGCCTACAACCGATGGTACCTGTGTTCGTGATTATGTCCATGTGATTGATATTTGCCGAACTCATATCGCAGCTTATGAATACATAAACTTTTTGGATAATACCAATATCGTCCTTAATATAGGTTCTGGTAAAGGATATTCTGTAAAAGAAGTAGTTGACAAAGCAAATGAAATATTACATAATGGTAAGATGACGATAGAGTATAAGGAACGGAGACCTGGTGATGTTCCTTATCTTGTTGCTGATAACACAAAACTAAAAGAACTATTAGGTTATTTTCTACAATATTCTTTAGATGATATTATGGAATCTATGAAATAAGGAAGAAATAATGTATGATGAAATATTTGATCTTGATCTCAATGGTGGTATTCCCCACGGTTGCTAATGCACAATATCATTCCCTAAGTGGAGAACCGGTACATGATATACCGGCTTTTTCATGGGAGAACCCTGGTTGGAGTGAAGGTTCCACATCTTTCAATGCCAGTCATCATAACTTTCCTACTTCCGGATCTACATCAGCCGGAAGTGGTGGCGGTGGTTCTATTCCTCCTTCTCGCCTTAATAACGATTTCGGAAATATGGACTAATTGTCTAAAAATTGACGGCGATTGTCTAAAAAATAACCTGTTTTTTTCACAAAAGTATCATATAATACCATCAAGTGGTCGGCGGGAGTAAGACTACGAGGAAAATAAAACAGGAGTGGTAAATGAGCGTTGTAAATCAATCGGCTAAGGCCGTAGCTACCGGCGTCAATGAGGTCGTTGACCTCCGTGGAATGTGGATCGGACTTGCCACATTAAATGTATTCTATCTAATTGTCCGTATTTACGAACAGGTTTTCGGTTGGCGCGCTGGTCTTGACTCGTTCGCACCAGAGTTCCAGACATACTGGATGTCAATTCTCTGGACTGAAATCCCGCTTGAACTTGTATCAGGTCTCGGCCTTGCAGGATATCTTTGGAAGACCCGTGATCGTGATTTGGCGAATGTCTCTCCTCGTGAAGAGATGCGCCGCCTCGTTACACTAGTTCAGTGGTTGGTTGTTTATGCTGTTGCTATCTACTGGGGAGCTTCGTTCTTTACGGAGCAAGATGGTACCTGGCATATGACAGTTATCCGTGATACTGACTTCACTCCGTCACACATCATTGAGTTCTACATGAGTTATCCAATTTACTCAATCATCGCAGTTGGTGCGTTCTTCTATGCCCGCACTCGTATTCCTTACTTTGCTAAAGGATACAGCCTTGCGTTCTTGATTGTTGCTATTGGTCCATTCATGATTATTCCAAATGTTGGACTTAATGAGTGGGGCCATACATTCTGGTTCATGGAAGAACTATTCGTTGCTCCGCTACATTGGGGTTTCGTGTTCTTCGGTTGGATGGCATTAGGCGTCTTTGGTGTTGTTCTACAAATCCTTGGACGAGTTCATGCCCTTGTTGGTAAAGAAGGTTCTGCCTTACTAACCTAA